TGCTCTTGCTGCCTCCTCAACTTGCTCTTGAGTATGCCCCTTGACTCTATCCCCCGGGATTACATCTACCTGACCATACAAATCAATGAAATCCGCCCTCTCATTTATCCAGTTGATATATTCATCAACATCAATCTGCTTTCCTCTGGTCCATGCCGAGAACGCTCCTGAGTCGATGAATAGTTTCTTTGGTTTAATCTTCTCTTTGTATTTATCAGTTGCTTTCTTGCCTTCCAGATAATTGAAAAGCATATTTGCTTTGACCTCTCCGGTCACCACTTCCATGATATTTTCTTTTTCTGGTCCTACCAAATATAAATCCATAATATATTTATCCCTCATTTCATCGCTAAAACTTTCAGTGCCTGCAAAATATAAATCCATAAACGCTTTCCTCTCTTCCTCGGTCATCTTTGCCATATCGGTCAATATATAATCAACCACGGCGGCTCTCTTGACCTCTCCTACCTTATCAACTCCTTTAGGACCGGTAGGATGAATATAAGAAAGTAATACATTAAAATCATTAATCAACTTTTCTGGTACTGCGTCTGGAAACCCTCTGGTATCTCCAGCTAAATAAATCTTGAAATCTCTCATAAAGTTATCCCACCTTTTATTGAAGATATATTTTTCCGCTCTGGTCTGCATATTCAGATAACTGAATAATCTGTTATATCCTTGACCATATATATAAGCACAACTCTGTGGAAAACCATCTCCTGCAAAATACATTTCCATATCATCCCCCCTTTTCACCTCTCCAACTTTATCTGTACTATATTCTCCTTTTGAATGCATATAACTTAACAATATATTATAGTCTTTAATCATAATCTCTGGTAGTAAATAATCTGAATTTCCTCGAGTATTGCCTGCTAAATATAAGTCCATCTTTTATCACCTCGTTTATGATATAGAAATTTTAATCAATCTGTAAAGGCTCTCCATACCATCTCTCGGTAATCTCCACATCGCATTTACTCGGTACTGATAAATCTTTTGCCGCCTCAACCATAAGATGAGCAAATCTTTCCGCCACCTCTTTGGCATTTTCCTTTGGGCATTCTCCAATCAATTCATCATGCACCGCCAATAACATCCTAAACCCTAAATCCTTGAGCTTTTTATCATTGCCTACAGCAATCATTGCCAATTTAGTCTGGTCAGCCGCAGACCCCTGAATTCGACTATTGACGCATTGCCTGGTTGCCGCTGCAATATAACCACCATTGTCTTTGATGAGAATACCTTGCTCTTTTGCTCTGGCTTTAATCTTCTCTTTTTCTTTCCAACTGTAGGTCCTATTTAATTGGTTGAGATATCTCTGCTTGGTTGCCTCATCTACTTCTATGACCCCATCTTCGAATTCTTCCTCATCATCAAATAGAGGGTCGAAATCTTTTGGCACTCCATCAATATAACTAAATTCGTATGGAGGTAATTGCATGTTTGGTAGTCGTCTTTTTCGACCCCAAACCGTGGTAACAAATCCTAAATCTCTTGCCATATTCTCACTATCTTCCATGAGCTGTCTGAGTCCTGGAAATGAAACCATAACCTTATCGTAGATTTCTTGAGCCTTTTTCTTAGATATCTTTAGGTCTTCCCCAATCGCTGCTACTCCTTTACCATAACAGATACCTAATACGATTGCCTTTGCTGCGTTTCGCCTCTCTTTACCTTTTGGGTTTTTAGTCCCATCTGCCCTAAATTCTTTACATTCATCATAAGGTAGATTATAGGCGATTGATGCAATCTCTACATATAGGTCTTTGCCATCTCGGTATGCTTTAATCATCTTTTCATCTTTGCTCATGTGAGCTGCGATTCTTGGTTCTTGAGCTGAGTAGTCAGAAGATAATAAAACATAACCATCTGACGCTCTGAACATCTTTCTGATTTCGTTATTATGTGATGGTATGTTCTGCATATTAGGATCACTGCTGCTAAATCTTCCGGTATCTGCCCCAATCTGATTAAATGAGGCGTGGATACGTCTGGTCTTTGGATTTGCGATTGCAGGCATTTTCTCAATATAAGTGCTGAGTAACTTTGCAATCCCTCGATATTCTAAAATTGCTTTTACTACCGGATGGTCCATTTTTTGTAGGATTTCCTCCCCGGTGCCTCTCGGTTTGTTTTTATCAACCGGTTTTATCTTGAGGATATCATATAGCATAATTGCGAGCTGCTGGGCACTTGAGATATTGATTGGATACTCAAGTTTATTTGCTGCTCCTTTTCTCTCTCGGTAATCATCTAAATCCTTGCCAAAATCATCGCATAGCCGATAGAATTTTTCTTTCGCCTCTTCGAGCTTTTGATTATATTTCTTTGACAATGACTCCGCAAATTCAAAATCAAATGCTATCCCGGTATCTTCCATCTCCGCTACTATGTTGATTAGCGGCATTTCTATATGATTAAATACGAATGCCGGTCCCATCAAATCTCTCTCAATGCAAACCGGGTCATCCTCGGTAAGAAATGGTCTTTGGAATTCAAATAACTCAAATGCGATTTCTGCATCTCTTGCTGCATATAGATATCCGGTGTTTACGGGTACATGAGTAAATGGAATTCCTTTGAATAATGATTCAAACCTAAACGCGTCTCCCTCACCTCTCATGCAATATTTTTTATGAAGCGCTTTGAGGTTACTTTCTGGCTCATTTTCATTGAGCAATCTTGCTGCTAAATAACCATCCCAGTAAGCGGTCAATTCAGTTCCAAGTTGATTCTTAATTACTCTGATATCAAACTTGGCGTTGAACATAATTACTTTAACGCCTGCCCCCTTGATTCTTGCCATTTGGTTATCTGCAAATTCATCCGATACCTGGTTCTCAATCTCAACCCCGGTTACGTAGCTCACATGATGGAGCGGGACATAAACTGCTTTGGTACCTGGTACATATAAGCATAATCCTGCAAGAGTACAGGTGATGGGATCAAGACTATTGGTCTCAGTATCAATAGCAATATATCCTACCTTGATTGCCTCATCTATATATTTTTCAAATGATTCTTCGTCTCTGATTACTTCATATCTATCCTGATATTTTCCAAGCACTTTATTGACCATTGCATTGATGGTCGAAATTCTCTCTAAAAGTCCCCCGCCTCCTTTTATTGATATCCCCGCTGCGGCTCGGTTCTTTTTAGATGCTTTCTTTGCTAACAAAGAATCTCCCGCTTTGGTTGCCCTCGGCGGGAGATTAAATAATCCGCTCATTTATTAAAATTTATCCTCAGCGGTTCCGTATGTTCTACGCCTACCTGCGGGGCGTGAGGTAGTTGCTTTTTCTGGGGCGGTATTTGCAGGTGTTCTGCGTCTTGTCGTTGGTTCTGGTTCCTGAGCTGCCTGTCTTCTATCTCTGCTAGGATTTCTTCGAGGCGGAGCTGCATTTTCTACATCTTCCTCAAAATAACCATTATCAAGATAAAATTCCAATTCCTCGTAAGTCTTATCAAGGATAAGGGTTCCAAGCAATTCCGGTACCTCTGGCAAATCTTCAAGAGTCACGTCATCAGTTGGAAGAGCATAGGTTTCATATGTGGTACTGGTATCACCCTTTTTACCATTTCTCTCAATCTCAAATGGAGTCGAAACCAATGGGTTATATCTTGCACAAAGACTTGATATTTTACTAAAGAAAGTCTTTCCCCTGTCCCAAATCTTGATTTCCTGAGTCTCTTCATCGTATATGTGCACGAATACCTTTACAATTACTCTTTGCTTTGCCGCGCATAGCGGACAATCATCTACCGGTTGATTGTATTCTCTCAAGCAGTTTACATATCTTTTTCTGCCATCCACCTCGATTTCATGTACCGCATACCCGTGTACATCATCAATCGTATTGTACATAAATCTTACTGTTGCTACATCTTTGTCATTTTTGAGCGAGAAGAATCCTCCTCCGCCTTGACCTCCATAATTGTCTGCTTCATTTACATTAAAACGTGCCATAATTTTTTTCTCCTTCCTGGTTTTTAGTTTTTATATTAGTCAGCCCCGGGGCATTGACTCTGCGTAACTTAAATGACTTTCGGAACAGCCAAATTGATAACCTCTGCATTAGCTTTCTCACTATTCAAATCCTTCCTTATGTATATTATATAGAATTTTCTCTAATATTCTAAAGCTAATGGTCTTAATTTTTTTCTTAATTTTTTTCTCATATTGCTAAGGGTCATCACGCTAACCCCCAACTGTTGAGATATTTCTGCATTTGTAAAAT